TTTTGTTCCACCATCTTTGCAGTTATCTTTTTATTATCAATTATACTTTCGTGTACAACATCATTCCATACAGCTATTTGTACATCCTTTTCAAGTCCTACCAATGGTCTTACCTGACTTTCTGATTCTGGTAAAATGGGACCAATTGGTCCCAAATTAATAATTGTTTCAGAAGCTGCAATCATTCTATTTACATGACGACGTGGCATTGACCATTTTTGTTGGCAATAATCTTCAAAAGTTTTAAATTCCCTTCGATATAATCTTTTATCTCGAATAAGAAATAAGGCTTCTCCAACCTCAATAAATGTATTTAAGCCTTGCTTAATTACAACCTCGCATCTTTCAAGTTCATGCGATTCTTCAATGTTTAATATATCCATGATTTTTTTTACAAAAAAAAAAGAGTCAAGCAGGTGATAGACTACTTGACTCATGTGAAACAATGCGGATTGCCTCTGTTCCTTGCGATAGCTATCACTCTGTCGGAAGGAATGCGTAAATATACAACGAATGTCTAATAAATGTCTAATAAATGTCTAATAAATGTCTAATTCTTTTCCGAAATTTGTTTCACCTCATTTTTATCCTCTATGAATCCACTGCCATGACTCCCTCCCACTATCTTTAGGTACTGGTTTTCAACACTGGCACTGTTAATAATCACCTGTGCAACATCTGCCACAACCTTGGCCTTGGCAATGTCGTAGGTGGATTCGGGATCGGTCAGTTCTTCAAGAACGGAGAATAGGTGGTTGCGTAAATCGCTGATTTTGTTCTTCATTTTGTTAATCTTTTAATTAAGTCGTTAAAATTATCTTGGCTTGTTCTGCCATTTCTGCGTTTATCATCGCCAAACATTTCTAATTTGTACTGCAAATCATGGAGTTTATTAAACACTCCTAATTCTTTATAATGAGGATTTTCTACTACTTTGTACTTATACTCCTCCATTGCTTCCGCTAATATTCGAGCTTCGTCTTTTGTGAGTCTCATTTGCTATTCTTTTAATTTGGTTTACTAATTGCTGTACTTCTCTCAACTCTGGCGGCACACGACTTATCCATCGGTTAAGCACTGCCAGTTCTCCCCGTGACATAAGGCAGAGGTTGTCAAGGTTATTATTATCTATATTCCCATCCATGCGGAAAACAACGTAGCCTTTGGGCACTGGGCCGTGGACTTGTTCCCAGGTGTGCCTACTTAAAGAAATCCATCTGCCGTGATCGACTTTAATTTCTACATACTCAACTATCTTTCTAATTGAGCCAATAGGCTTATAATTGTAAGGAATATTACCTTTTACATAACTTGATTCTACTAACTTTGCTCTATGCTCTGGGCTTAATTGTTTGCCTTTGTTCCAAGGGGTAAAGCCTTTTTTAAAGCAGGTATTTCTAAACGGTGATTTTATTCTACCTATTCCAGATGCACGACGCATATTTAAAGATAAAAATCCTTTACACTTCTTTATGCCAAGTTTACTGGCTGCTACTCCAATGGATACAGATGTTCTGCCCATCATTAAAGATAAATCTTCATTGTGAATATATGGGTAATAAGTTTTAAGAAAGTCTATTTCATCATCTCTGTAACGAATCTTAACACTTTTTTTTATAATCTTGCCCATAATTATAACTTTTTAATATAATGACTTTTAACCAATTTTACAAAATCTGCACACTGGACAAATGTATCTTTTTCCATTTCTTTTAGATTTTCAATCATTTTACCATGAGTCAATTTTGCAAAATCAATGTTTTCAAATCCATAAGCTACTCCATATTTTTGAACATTGTAAAATTCTTCGCTTGGTATTTCTTTGGAAGGAATTACGACGCTGGTACAACCGCAAAGGGCAGCCATTGTACTATGGTAGGTATGAGGATCAAAGCTAATAAACAAACTTATAGTGTTGTAAATTTTACTTAAATTCCTTAAATCTGTACACTTATTAATTTCATCATCAATACTAATGACAGGTAATTTTAAAAAATGTTTGTACTGATTTAATAAATTCATTTTATAGTCAAAATCTTTGCACTTTCTTACAAGTAATCCTATTTTATTTCTTTTTTTATCATGATTTTTCATGATGTTTAATTTAGGATTAAGCACAGTTAAAACAAAAGCATTGTCATATTTTGTATCTTTTACAAACTCATTATTATAAGTAATAATCAATTCATCGTCACTATATTCCTTGTCTCCAGCGTGCCATCCTGGATAGTATAAAACATACCTTACTACATTTTTAGCATTAAATGGATTGCCAGATATAACTTCCGGATAAATAGTAATAACATTATCTTCAATAGCAATTTGTTTTGCTTTGTCAATATTTACACAAATAGCTTTTGAATCAAAAACAGTTGTAGTTCCAAAAACATAAGTAGTGTAATCTTTGGATAATATTTTACCTAAATCATGCAAAACTTGATTGCCTCCGCTTTTCCAATCGTAATTAAAAGAATAAATTAAGAATTTCATTGTCTAATATTCTAAATTAGGAAAAGATGTCTTTACTGTCCAATATTCTGTTGATAAATTACTTCTTACTTTCCATAAATTACTTGTATGGTAGCCAGACTTGTAAAAGCATTTGCAGATGTTATCAACTATCTCCTTTGGCTTCATGCCTCTGTTATATTTGCTATAAATATACTTCTTGCATCCTTTGTACCTTGGCAGGTTCATTATACTTGCCCATCCATCTATCATGGACTGGTAATCATTGTACGCTTGAAAGTCACATGGTACTTTTCTTCCTCCCTTATAACAGTCATCCATTGCTTTCATTTTATTTCCTTTGCCTGTGTACTTTATTCCTCCAGGATTAAGAGCTTTCAACATCAACTTACTTTCTAATCCATTGCTTGTTGCCTCAATTACAAAGAAGGCATATATAACAGAGATCGGAAGGTTGGTCTTTTTGTGCATGGAGTAAAAGAAATCATCGTACATAAAGCCTAAGTAAATGCGTCTTAAATCTACTAATGATTTACCTTTCAATCTTTGAAATCCTACTGCATCCATGTAATCGTGCAGCTCATCTTTATCCATGTTCTTGATAGCATTGCCAGGAAGATTTTTCACATCAATGATAGCAGTATTTTCCTGCGGATATTCCTTTGCAGGATTAGGTGTATATTTTTGTGCTTTGTAACTGCCTCCTGCAAAACTACTAATGTACATGGCAAGGCATAAGCCAATGCAAATGAGGATGAATTTAAAGATGTGTCGCTTGCGAGTGATGGGAGAGTATATTTCCCATTCAAATTGGTTTTGTTTCATACTAATTGATTTATAAATGTTTACTAAAATGGCAAATCTCCATCAACTCCCTCGAAAGTCACTCCGCCAAGGTTTTTTTCTACAATAGACGTAGGAATACCTGCTGCCGTTGGCTTGCCTCCAAATTCAAGGGAATTTACCATACAACGAATAACCGCCGTCGCTTCCGTGTTTTTCATATACGCATTCACGCCGCCTGATCCTTCCACGACCACAAATGTACCTTTGACAATGTGAGGCGCAAGTTTAACGCCACGCTCACCCCAGATTGAGCAAGTAACCCAGATTGTTTTCTCCGATGGGTTTGGGCCATACACTTTTTCGGTGTGGGCAATAGAAAAAGAGCATACAGTTGTATCTCCTACTGTCTTTACTTCTGCGTCTTGTCCAACGCGTCCAGAAACTATTAATTTTATCATAATTATTTTTTATTTGCAAATATATATAAAATTGTATAACTTTGCATAAATAATATAAAAAAATGGATGTACTAACGAAAAAAAAGAAAAGCGTGTTGTTAGATGAGGATAGTCACAGGATGCTTATTACTACACAGATTAAGCTATCGGCAAAGACTGGAAAGAAGATGCCACTGGTTGAGATTATTAATTATCTATGTGCAGATTGGCAAAAAAACAATAAATGAAGGCTACTATATTTACCTCTTCAAAGAGTCAAGCGACTGATTACTACAGGACGATAGGTCCTTTCTCTCGTCTTGCATTGCAAAAGAAATTTGAGTTAATTATTTGCCAACAGGAAAAAGCAGTGTGGCATGATATATATAACACAGACATAGTAATTATTCAGCGTCCTAATTCAACTGCATCCCTTGGTATCATGGCAGATGCAAAGCGAATGGGAAAGGCTGTTATAATTGACTTTGACGATCATTTATTAAATGTTCCGGAAGATAATCCTGCATCAACTTATTTTAGCAATCCACAGGTGCAAAAGCAAATACAAGATACATTTATATTTGCTGATGTTATTATAGTATCTACTCAAAAGCTATATGACCTTTATAAGCCTTTGAGCCATGATAAGCCTATGTTTGTTATACCTAATGGATGGACACCTACTGACCTACCCATGACAAAAGTAGAGGAGCAGCATAATCCTCCAAGGTTTGTTTGGCGTGGTGGCAGCACACACTTTGCAGACTTACACACCATAAAGGAGCAGCTCAACAAGGCGATGGAGTTAGACACAGAGTTTACTTTCTTTGGTATGCCTAAGTTTATGATGTATGACTTTAGTAAGAAGGCTAACTTTGTCGAGTGGAATAGTATGTTCATCTATTTTACATTTATGCAGAGAATAGAAGGTGATTATGGTTACTATCCATTAGTAAGGAATGAGTTTAATGAAGGTAAGTCTAATATCTTTGCCATAGAATGTTTAGCAAATGGTATGGCAGTATTAGCAGATGTTTACTTTAAGGAGTTTAATATACCTGGTGTAATGTGTTACGATACACCTCACCAGTTCTTTGACCTTGTATTAGCTATTATAGCTGGCAACATTAATAAGCTATCTCTCGTTAAGGATGGAAGGAAGTACCTTAATGAGGTGTTACACATAGACTTACTTAATCAAACACGATACAAGATACTAAAAGGATTATAGATGCCATACATACCTAAGTACATACAGTCAAGCATTAACAAGGCTAAGATGATGCGCAAGCCATCTGGTGAGCAAGGTAATTATAACAGTGCATGGCAGAAGGTTAGCGTGAATTATAGGCGTGCCAATCCATTGTGTGAGGTATGCTTAGTGCTTGGTGAGATGGTTGACATAACACCAGGTGATAGGAAGGGATGTGTTGACCACATGATACCTATCACGCGTGGTGGTTCTATGTATAACTTAGGCAATCTCTTAGCACTATGTAAATCTTGTCATGATACTAAGTCAATACTGGAGAAGACATCTGTTGCACCTGTTCCTATCTACATGGATGCAGATGCAAAGATACTACCGAAGGACAAGGCAGACGTCGTGTCATGGCTGGCACAGATGGTACAGAGGAAGCGGAGCATGGAGCAGCAAGGAGGAGCACGACGAGGAGGAGCGGACAAGGTCGGAGAGGCGAGAAGGACCGGGGGAGGGAAGGAATTACCTTGAAATCCAGATTATCGTGTCGTGCAAATGTAAGCACATCAAATCAATGCCCAAAAGGGGGGTTTAACAAAACATACAAAAGCAAAAACAAATGAGAGCAAAGTCATTGAAAACAAAAGAACTTCAAGGTACATTGATACCTTCCCGTATCAAGTCCTATTCCGGTTCTCCAGTCGGCAGGTCGCTTCTGAAACTAAATGAGGACGAGGTAAAGATTTATGAGAAATTAAAAGAACACTTACAAGCCCACAAGGCAAGCAAGGACGTTGATGACATTTTTTTGAGCATTGCTACGCGTGCCATTGGCCATCTGCTTTACAATGCCGAGGTTCTTGCAGTTTCGGGCGCAGTAATGGTGCATCCAAACGGTGCAAGGCAAGTTAGTGCAGAATGGACTGCATTTAAGCAAAGTATGGATATGTTTTTAGAGATAAGTAAAAGTTTAGGCTTAGATCCTGGTAGCCGTTTAAAATTGGACTACTTTAGAGATAGTAACGACAATGAGGATGACGAGATAGCTAAACTTTTAAAAATGAATTAATGAAACAAAGTATTTATGAAACATTGACCTTTATAATCGTTATGAGTATAATGGTCACAGGTTTAGCAGTTCCATTTTACTATTTATGGAATTGGTTGTTTGTTAAATTCTTTTGGTTTGATTATATAGACTTTTTAGAGGCACTTGGATTTGTTAGTTTTATTTTCTTGTTTAGATTTATTGCCATAGAAATTAAAACACCTAAATGAAGTTTATTGATGATGTTGTTTCGGGGCGATTAAACATTGGCAACTATGCAAGGCTGGCAGTTGAAAGACATTTAAAGGATTTACAGGTTAACGATTGGGAGTATGTTTTTTCAGAGGAGAAGGCAACCAGGGCTTTCTCCTTTATTTCTGCACTCCGACATACCAAGGGCGAGTTTGCCGGGCAGCGGTTCAACATCCAACCTTTTCAAGAGTTTTTTATTAAAGTATTATTTGGATGGCAGAAAAAGACTGGTGGCAGACGATTTCGCAAGGCTTACCTTGAGATTGCAAGGAAGAATGGTAAGACTGAGTTAGCAGCTGCGATTGCAGTCTATTGCTTTCTGTTGGACAATGAAACGGGAGCGGAGGTGTACACCGCTGCAACGACAAGGGATCAAGCAAGAATCGCATTTGATACTGCTAAAGTATTTTTAAAGAATTTAAAAAATGATTCTAAGACATTTAACAAGTTAGTTAATGTATTAAAGTATAATTGTAATGTACCTACCACAAATACAAAGTTTGAATCGGTTAGTGCCGATGCTGATACCTTAGATGGTCTTAATCCACATTGTGCTATTATTGACGAATATCACGCGCATAAGACAAGCGATGTTTTAGAGGTAATGGAGACTGGCATGGGTTCAAGGTTACAGCCATTACTCCTAATAACAACTACTGCTGGCTTTAATCGGGAGTCTCCCTGTTATATGTACAGAAAGGTAATGGTTGACATTTTAGAGAAAAGGAAAATAGATGAGTCTGTTTTTCCGCTCCTATTTTGTTTAGATGAAGGAGATGACTGGCAAGATAAAAATAATTGGACAAAG